TATATCTGCAAAGACCAAACAAAGTTTATATGATCAGCTATGGACTTTTATAGAAGGTATAGAAATACTTAAAACTATCGAAACAAATTAATACTATGAGAATAACCACTGATAAACTTAAAGACAATCAAATCAATCTAGAATGGATGAAGCCAAGCAAACTAGACCAGTGCCTTGAAGTTGGTTTTGTAGCAGTTACTTGTGCAAGTTGGTTACTAATTCTTGGACTCATTCTTTTTTGTTAATCCTTAATTACCTACTATCTATTAAAAATGAATAAACAAATACACACTTCAGAATCCCTTAAAGCTCAGGATGGCGAGTTTGAAAATTTCCATTATACTTTAGAAGATGGCGAGCGATACCTTTTAACCGATGGCGAGGCAGACTGGCTGTTTAACTGGGTAAGGGGTAAGTATGTTATCGCTGATCACTTGATTGAAAACATCGAGGAAACCGATCAAGGCTATGTGTACACGATGGAACCGATAGGCTTAGGCGAGGCTTTAACCGATGACCAATGTTTTCCTAAAGCTGTCATGTTATCAGATGATTCTGCCTTGCAAGCGATTATGTTTTATTCTGCCTTTGAACCGATTGAATGCTAAACCTTACCTGACCATGAACCAAGAATTAATAGACCAAGTTTTAAAGCAAATCGATATTGATATTCTGCAATACGCTGACACAACCGCACTTGAACAGCTTTTAAAATCATGTCCGATAGAAGCACTTAAATCTTACCTGCCCGGGGACGAATGAGCGTTACCGAATACCTAACCGATCACACTGGACGCAAGATTGCCTTCTTTTACTACATAGATAGTGAGCGTTATTCGGCAGTTCCTAAGCTTGTCTGGAAATGCAGACAGCACCCTGAATATTCGGGGAGTTGTGCGAGCAAATCGGAGTTCATAGAATGTGCAAAGGCTGTGCTTAAGGAATTAAAAAAGAACCGATCTTTACCTGTTTGTGATGATGAGCTATTGATGAGCGAAGCGAGCAATGGCGTTAAGAGCGAGTCGAAGACTTGCGATAATTGCGGATTGACAAGCCAGAAGTTTGAAGCACAAGATACCTGCCCAGATTGTTTAACCGATGAATAAAACTACCAACCCATCCGATCTTTCCACGCTTGACGAACCGAGCTTGCAAACGCTTATCGATCATTACCTGTCCGTGAAGGAACGCTTACCTGATAACATAACTGTTAGGGATAGGCTCGTGGAGCTTCAACAAGAACTACTAAATAGAACCAATACTAATGAATAATACTACTACTATATACGAACAAGAGTTCCCTTTTGAGGAGCTACGCAAACCGAGCGGTGATTACTTTGATAGTTGGCAAGACGCTAAAGATCACGGATACGATGATGATCAGATATGGTCAGTTGTCCACGGAGATGAAGACACTTTTTGTTATGGACCACCGCATCACTTTGTTAATCATATCGGTCACATAGCTACCAATGAACGACATGATGGTAACACTTACTACGAGGAAACTTGGAATACCTAACCTGTGATAACATATCAAATGAGTACCTTAACCTTCTTCTGCATCTGCTTTTTTATACTTGTAGCAATCGCAGTGCTTTACCGAGATTAATAAACCTATGAAAGAACTACTATTAGATCCAATCGACATGACCGAGGAACTGATGTTCCACATGTTTAATAACGACATGAACCGAAGCTTAGATTCAAAGTGGCTTGACTTGTACCTGTCCCTTCAGCTTTATAGAGAACACCTTGAGAAGATTGAGAGAGATGAAGATTCCTGAGAAATACATACACCAGAGCGGATACCATAAGGGAAAAATAAAACAAAAGTTAATACAAACAGGCAAACCTAGAGGTTACTTTAAACTAGGTAATACCCATCCTTTTGTTAAGGGTTTGTTTTATGTTACATATACCACGAGATCGAAAGAAACATGGGGCACAAAAGAAACACTAGAAAAAAGAAAACAGGTAATTAAAAAATGGTACAATAACAATAAAGAGCGTCATCGTAGTGTAGGAAAACAATGGATGAAGCAAAATAAAGACCGATTTAAGGCATACCAAAAAAACTGGTTTAGAGATAACGCAGACAAAGTCTGTTCATACAGAAAGCGGTGGGTAAAGGATAACATACAGCGTGTAAGAATTTGGAACAAAACCTCAGAAAGTAAACGCAGAGCTATTAAAAGCGAATCCATAAAAGAACTTACAAAAACGCAAGAGATTATGATTAAACATTATTATACTCACGCATCGAGAGTATCGTCTAAACTAGGAATAGAGTTTCATGTTGACCACATCGTACCTTTAAGTCTTGGTGGTTTACATCATCCTTCTAACCTGCAAGTTGTACCTGCTGTTTGGAATATGAGAAAACATAACAACAACACTGACCGATGGCTACCTAACGGACTATGAGAGGAGTTAATTACGACAACTGGCTAAACAGCACTAACCCATACGATGATTTATACGATGAAGAAAAAGAAAGAGAATGGCTTCTTAAAGAGATTAAAGAGTTTGAAGGTGATGAAGAAGAGATCGAGCACTGGCTCAGGTGGAACGGGTACGAAGATCCGAGAGAAAAAGGATAGAGGTATCTTTTGGGAGGCGGAGGCAGACATACTTAGACAGGAGTTACTTGACCGCAATGTTCAGTGAGAATCATATAGTACAGGGGTGTGCTCGTCACGATCTAGACTACAGCTCCATCGATCACAAAGCTATCAACGATGGGTTTCAGCAGTTCTGGATGATGACAGAGATTTACGGGTTTGAACGGAATAAAGATGGTACATACAAGCGAACCGAAGACGGACGATTGATTGCTATCCGTTCTAACCGTCCACGCATGAAACCCAAAGGAAACTTTGATTGGTTTGAAAACTTATGAGTGAACGGGGTCATGTGTGGAGGATGCGTGAGTGGGGTCGTGCACAATATCGTAACCGACAAGCCAAGCTACGGGCAGAGGGTGAGTCATCTCAAACTGAAGCATCGAAAAGAATGCTGAGGGTCATGGCTCCAAAGCTAGGTAAGAAGGTAGAGGATTTCATGTACACATTCGGAGGTAATACCGAGCACACTACACCATTGTTTCTTACCTTCATTTTAGATATGTGTCCGTACCAAGTGGCAGCGTCAGCGTTGCAGACATTCCTTGACCACTTACAATACAACTTACCTGTTGGTAGGATGGCGTACAAGATAGGCAAAGCATTTGAGAACCAAGCACGGTGGGACAAAGCACTAGAAACTATGCATCCTAATAAGCTTGATCTGTTAGCGTTGGATGATCGGTCAAAAGCTATGAAGCTGAAGCAGTTCTACGACTACGAGGAGGAACGGTTCACGCTGTGGGATAATAAGTGTAAGACAGCTCTTGGTGCTTGGTTGTTGGAAGAGATACGATTGGAGACTGGATTGTGGGAGATTGGATTTAATACAGGCGGACAGAAGGGGCACAAACCGGAACGCTTAGTCTTACCTACCGCACAGTTTAAGGATTGGATACAACGATTTGATGCGTGGAAGGAGACAACTAGAGTCTTTAAGATGGCATTACCTGACCGTCCTGTTGATTGGTACGGGTTAGTAGGTGGTGGGTACAGCGTCAAGCACATGCCTCCACAAAAGTTTATTACTGGTAAACCTGTCGAGTGGTTTCAGGATTACGAGAAGAGTTATCACCACGCTATGTCTGCTTGTAGCAAATTGCAACAGGTGGAGTGGCAGATCAACAGTGATATGTTAGACATCGTGCTTAGATGTTGGGAACTTGAGCGTGTTGTTGGAAACATTCCTAACTTTGGTACGATACCAGAGCAACCGAGGTACACAGGTGATTGTCCGCACGAGCTACGAGCTTGGAAGTTAAAACAAAAAGATATTAAACAAGCGAACGATGCTAACAACAGCAAGCGTTATCAGACTTGTCGTATCCTACACCTAGCTAAGATATATAAGACTTGGGACAAGCTGTACTTTCCGTATCGTTGTGATTACAGGGGCAGAGTGTACGCTATTCCGTACTACTTACATCCGCAAGGCAGTGACTTAGCTAAGAGTTTGTTAGACTTTAAGAATGGTCAACAAGTGGTGGATGAAGAGGACCTTGAGGCTGTACTTGTACACGGTGCTAACATGTGGGGAGTAAAGGGTACACGGGAGGAGAGGCTAGAGTGGATAGGTAAACGACAGAACTTTATCCTTGAAGCAGCGAATGATCCACACGGTACTGATTGGTGGACGGAAGCTGGTGATCCGTTCTGTTTCCTACGGTTCTGTTTAGAGTTTAAGAAGTTTACCGAAGAAGGCTACGGATATGTGTCTCACTTACCTGTGCGTCAGGACTGTAGTAACAATGGTATGCAGATAC